ACTGGGGCCCTTGGGATGAAAGTTATACAAAAGATGATAAACCGGTAGTTAAGAAAGCAGTTCCATATTGGATAACAATAGTTAACAGAAAAGTAAAAGTTCGTGGAATCCCTAATCCTTATAATTTTCAACATCCGCCATATGCTAAGTTTAATCTCTTTTCGGAATCTAAGCCTTGTTGGTTTGGTGTTGGTATTGGTACTGTTGGAAAACCGACACAAGATCGGTTGAATAAGTTAATAAACCAAAGGCTTGACAATGTGGACTTAGTCCTCAATAAGCAAGGATTCTATAATGGTGCAGACCCTCTTATTAATGTTAAAAAATTACAGATTTCCTCCCCCGGCCACTGGCATAAAGTGTCAGATACTGTTAATTCAATACGATGGATGGACACTCCTGATGTCACAGCTTCATCATACAAAGAGGAAGAGCTTGCCAAAGCTGATTATCGTGAGGCCACCGGAGCAAGCGCCCCACTTATGCCTACTGAAAAGGGCCAAACCGAAACCGCGGCTGGATTGAATATGTTACAGGGCGCTGCCGGAATTAGGTTTAGACCGGTGCTCAAGAAGATTGAGGTGGATCTTATGACCTCTTTATCAATGATGTTTCTATCTCATTTACAGCAGTTTATGACTTTGCCTGAGTGGATCAAGGTTACTTCTAATGATGGTAAGGATGAGCCGGCTTTAGTTAAACCAGAGATGCTACACGCAAAGGTACAGATCATACCGACCGGGATTAGTGAAACGCTGAACAAGGAATCACAGATTGGTCAGTTGCTTCGTTTCAAAGAGGTATCGGCTAATGATCGTACGATCAACCAAGCCGAGCTTAACAGGCGCATAGCAGAGTTGATGGGCTTCAAGGATATATCTAAGATCATCATTCAGCAACAACCTGTTCAAGCAGGACCCGGTCAGCTTTCACCAGAGGATCAACAATACATTCAGCAAAGACTACAAGAAGGAGCCTCACCAGAGCAGATCAAGATGGAGCTAAATGGTAATCCACCTGCCGGACAAGCCGGTGATGCACAACAAGGACCACCCGGTCCTGGAAGAAGACCTAAAGGACAAACCCCTGAAGTTGGTCAACCGGTTCAAAACCCTATGAGGATGCAAAGACAATAATGGATATCCAGCAAGCAAAAGAGTTAAAGAGTAGTCTTATGTGGGCAGGTGTCGTTGAAGAGATGGATAAGAAGATCGTATTTGAAGTAGCAAAGCTCAAGGCAGCAAAGCTTGAGGATATAATTCTTATACAGGCAACAATAAGAGCTTATGAGTCTTTGAAGAAGTTGCCTGATGATGTAATAGAACGAGAAGAATAACCTAACCTTGTGTTTCGGTTCGCCATACCGTATATGGTGTAAAGGAGAGCAATTATGGAAGATCCAAAACAGGGCGTAAATTCTGCCCCCGCCCAAGCAGGTACGAAAGAGCCATCGTCACAGGCACAGCCTTCTCCAGAGGTTAAATCTGGAAGTTCGTCTACTGACGTAAAACAAGTTCCGTTACCAGCTTTACAGGAAGAACGCGCTAAGCGTCAGGAAGAGCATAGTGTTCGTTTAACCTTAGAGCAAGAAGTAGCTGATCTAAAGAGAGCAGTTGCGAATCAACAGCTTCAACAAGCTCAGTACCAAGCACCTCAACAGCCACAGGTTGATCCTAAAGTGGAGTTAGAAAAACTTTGGGAAGATGACCCGAGGAAAGCAGTACAAGTTGAGATTATGTATGCTATGGACTGGCGTGATCGCATTGATTCATCTTTAGAATCGCAAGCTGATGCTATGGCAAGGAGATATCCTGATTTCAATAACTATCGTAGCACTGCGCTAGGACAGGTTAGAAGCCTTCCGTTAAATGCGCGTGGTGGCCCGGGAGTATTGGAAGCAGCCTATTTCATGGTCAGAGGTCAGAATGCAGATACAATGATTCAGCAGAGGGAGGCAGAATTACTTGAGAAGTATCGTAGAGGAGAGATCAGCGCGGCTGGGTTAGCACAACCACCGGGATCTTTTTCTTCTCCGGCACCAACTGAAGGAACTGCCGCCACTGAGGAAGAATTGAGAGTTGCTGCAGCAATGGGATTAACGGAACAACAGTACATGAGTGGAAGGGTTCAGAAATGAGCATATTCCAAAAAGGTATAAATCCGAGAGCGTTTGGAACACCTCTTGTGTGTCCACATCCGCATCCGAAGAATCATATGGCTAAATGTAATGCGCAGAGATGGAAACAGGATCATCAGCGTAGTACATCAACCAGAATTCGGTATGTTTGCAAACAATGTGGCAAGGGGTTGATATACGATATCTCTAATATAAATCCCGAGCTGATGAGAGTCGGTAAGTAACCCTTGCCGGTAAACTTATCTAAGGAGAATGATCATGGGAGCAAAGTACAAATACTGTATTGATGGATCCGAGCTGGTTATCAAAGACCTGCCGGCTGTAGCAGACACATACCAAGACGGTGAGATTCTTAAAGCTGCCGCTGTTAATGAAGGTGGCGTTGGTTCTATGGGAGTCGGTACCGGTTCTTTTGTAGGTGTTAGTAATCAAGGCGAAACATTGCCTGCAGCAAGTGGGTTAAGTGGACCTGGTTATGTCCTCGGTAACGATGGCGCAACCTTAGCCGGAACGCAAGTAGCTGGAACGTTGGATACCTTAAAGGTAATCATCAATCCTGGTGCTATTTATGCGATTCCGTATGATATGTCCTCTCCTATCACTTGGTCAGCTAATGCAGATACCAGCATTCAGTTTGTTGGTGTTGCAGATGACTTTGGTGGTGGTTGGGCATACAGCACAGATACCGGTGAGTTGGATTATGTTGTTACTTCTAATGAAGCAGCTGGCACGACTACGCTAACTGTTGTAACTGGAAACAACACAGCATCCGCAGAAGGTATCTTGATCCAACAAGGTGGAACTGGTCTTGCACAGAAGGTTGTTCTTACGACTGACGCTCTTAGCATCGCTGCTGGAACGTTGGACATTGACACCCCTGTTGCTGGTACTGGCGCTATTAACTTAGTGATCCTTGAGAACCGGATTGAATCTTATACCCACGGGTCTGAGATTCTTCGTCCGAAACAGAAACAACCAGGTGGAGTTGCGAATCAAAGCATACGTGTTCCTCTTGTGAAGCCTGATTTAGCTAAAGCTTTTGCTTATGCGAAGATCGTTGGCAACGTTTGGAATGCTTAAAGTTAAAGGAGAAAATCAATGGGCGTAATAGCATCGGAAAATTTTGGATATCTATTAGATCCAGGTTTACGTAAGATTTTCATGGATGAGTATTCTCTTCCTGAAGGTCAGATTGATAACCTGTTTGGAATGGAGAAATCCAATAAATCGGTGGAATACGACCTTGGTATTGGTGGTATGGGTGATCTTGAGGAATTTGATGGAACGATTCCTTATGATGACTTCAAACAGCAGTACAGGGTAAGCTATTCCCACAAGGAATGGGTAAAGGGTATTAAGATTGAGCGTAAGCTCGTTGACGATGACCTTTACAGCATTATTAACAAAAGACCGGCTCAGTTAGCATTGACAGCAAAACGTACGAGAGAAAAACATGGCTCGTCTGTTTTCAACAATGCTTTCAACACCTCTGTTTTCAGCGGTGGAGATGGTCTTGCTTTATGTGACAGCTCGCATACGCGCGTTGGAACAACCACAACTAACAGCAATGCTGGAAGTACGGCATTAAGCGCCACAGCAGTTGAGGCAGTACGCCTTGCTATGCGTGCGCTTACCGACGAGACGGATAATCTCCTAATCTCTCGTGTTGATACGTTGTTAGTTCCACCGGCTCTTGAAGAGCAGGCTTGGGAAATTGTCAATGCGACCGGTAAAATGGATACATCTGATAACAACCCTAACTTCAATAAGGGCAAGTATAAAATCATCGTTTGGGATTATCTTAGCGACAGCAACAACTGGTTTGCTTTAGATAGCAAGATGATGAAGATGTATTTGAAGTGGTTCAATCGTATTCCAACTGAGTTCAACAAGGATAAGGATTTTGACACCTACATCAGCAAGTGGTCTGTCTACACTCGTTATTCTTATGGGTTCAGCGATTGGACCTGGATTTACGGAAGCAACGTAGCTTAACTACTAATTTAGTACAAATTAGTAATTAGGTAGTAATTCCCGGAGTGGAGGGGATAACCGGGATGAAAAATACTTCCACCAATTAACCTTTGCAAGTGGTATATCCACCTGCTCAACCAAGAGTCAAAGGAGAAATACAATGGCAAAAGGTCAAAACAAACTTCCACATTCATCCACACGAAGAGGTTTTTCCACTCACAATTCCGTAGGTACGGACAATCTCGCTAATCCACTCTTGCCAACGGTTACTTGCGTTGACGGTACTGTCGGTAAGTATCAGCCTGGCATGATTGAATTGAAGGAAGCAGATGGAACACCTCATTATCTTTGGGTTGATAGTACGGGAGATCTTCGTATTCATACGGCTATCCCTACTGATCCTGAAGCAAATGGAACGATTGTTGGAACGCAGTCTTAACAATGTTAATAGGGGCCGGACTCTTCTCGCCCCGTTAACACAACAAACGAGGAGAATAAAATGGGACCAAGAGCACAGAAGAAACAGGTACTAAGTACAACAGAGATAGCAAACCTTGAGAGTGAGAAAAAAGAGCTTGAGGGCGCGCTAAAAGAAGCAGAAGGATTCGGGGCAGGCACAGCAGGTGAACAGCTTGATAAAGGTAAGATTAAGGCTCAAATCAAGCACTATGAAGATGAGATAGAAGCAGGTTCACCGGGAAGACTTGCCGGGAAAACGAAGGACAGCTTATATCGTGAAGAGAAAGAGCTTGAAGCTCGTTTTGTAATAGGGTTACCAACGCGGTATGAAATGAATCACCCAGGTAAGTGTCCGGGAGCAGTACGGAAACACAAACACTGGCTAAACGAGAATGAAAATACAGGCTTCGTTGATCGCTACAGACAGATTCAGCGGACACTGAGACCTGGAGAAGAACGAAGCATTGAAACTCTAAGGAAGGATAAATAATGGCAAATGTGGTCACCACAAATCCAATAGTCCTAGACTCAGCAGGAGTTATTTCTGCTGTTCCAATAACAATCAAAGCAATACAGGTTGTCGCTACAGGTGCGGCCGAGGTTGTCTTATTGTCAGATGCTAAGGGCAATAAGGTCTTTGGAAGCATCAGTACAGCTGAAAAGTTAACGGACGGTCTTACCGTTCCGGGTGGGATTAAATGTCCTAGTCTAACGGCAACAACGATAACCGCCGGTACGGTGGTCTATCTCTATGAGAAATAGGAGAACACCATGGCCGAAATGCCTGATGCAAAGCTGTTAACTAAAGATGATGTTAATTACAGACAGCATGAGAAGTGTATGACATGTAATTACTTTTATCATCCTAATGTATGTCAGCTCATTAACGGAAACATCTCTCAAGATGCTGTATGTGATCGGTGGGAGATAAAGCCAAAAAGAGAGCCTATGGATGGCGAATCCTATATGAACGAATATAGGAAATCTCAGGATGATGACTAATGAGTTTTCATAAGGAAACGCATACAATAACGATTGCCGGTGGGGAAGGTAGTGGACAATCATATCTTCCTCTCCGGGGGTTGTTGTGGCAGATAATCATACAGACGACATCCCAAGATACCGTTTGGTCAATGGAGCTTCGTAACGGCAAGGGTGAGGAGATCGGTGGTTGGGATGGTGACGTTGGGAACTTGAACTCAACGTATGGGTTAGTTATTCCTTTAGCCGGTGAGCATATGTCCTGGCATTTCTTTGCCGTTAGCAGGAACGAACCTATTGAATTAAGATTTGTTATCAAAGAGGAGCCTTACTAATGGTAACAAGAATCGTACAGGGTTGGAGAGAGATAAACACCACTACGTACATCAGTGGTCAGCCCATCGCTGCTTACCTTGAAGGGCAGATGGATGTTAGAGGTGTTTCATCTGTCACATACAAGGGTGTAGGAGCGGCTAGCAATGTTGCTGAGGGTCTTAGGACAACCATCTTCACAGTTGTTGCTGACGATACCATATTAAACATATCAAACATAGTTGTATCAGGCGAAGCATATGCCAAATATTTCCTGGTTCATAACAATACTGATTTAGATATACGCAGAAGTGGACCAGACAGGAATCTTGAGTTTGATTTTAAGGGAAGCTCATGGTTATTGAATTACGGAGACATCGTTGATGTTCAGGTAGAGCATTGTTGTCCAGGTGAGTTGCTTAACTTTGGTTGTACGGTATACGGATATGGCGACATAGCTGCTAGGATTGTTAAGCCACTAGCACCTGAAGAACTATATCTTAATCTAAACGAGCCTACTACCATATCGGCTGAAGACCAGGTTGCTGTATATCTGACGTTGACTGTGAACGCTCCGTTGGTTAGTATTTCTGAAACGAATATCCCAACGACATTCCAGCTAGCGTTGGCTTCGTATGATCCAACTGTTGAAGTGTTGCAGATAGCTACTTCGTTGGTATCATTTATGAATATCCCAACACCTTGGCCGATGATACACAGCTTCCCTGCAACGTTGCCAGCACAGCTTATACCGTTAGAGCCTGTTACAAATGTAATCAATCATACTGATTTGCTAGAGTTATTGATGGATGACATTAGGCTGGATCGCAGGGTTGGTGCAGCAATACTGCCGTTGACAATGGGAGATATACGACTTGATAGGACTCACAGCCCAGTTACGTTACCGCTTGAGATAGGCGATATTATACTTGACAGCGAGGTTAGCCCATCAACGCTTCACTTAGAGATGAGTGACGTTCAGATTGATAAGACTCTTAAGCCTGTAACGTTAGAGTTGTCGGTTGGTGAGATAATTCTTGATAGAACGCTCAACCCGGAAACGTTGAAACTATTGATGAGCGATCCTCTCCTTGACCGGACGCTTAAGCCTGTGACATTGCACCTAGACATGAGCGATGTTCAGATTGATAAGACCCTTAAACCTGTAACGTTACAGATTTCTCTAGGAGAGGTTATTCTTGATAGGACACTCAACCCTGTAACGTTGGAAATATCTCTAGGGGAAGTAATTCTTGACAAAACCATTCAACCGGTAACGTTAGTAATATCATTGGGTGAAATTATCCTTGATGCACTAATAACGCCACCAACATTGGAGATGACATAATGGGATTATACGTACCAAAAACACAGGTAATAAACGGAACAGGCGGAGGTGCAGTCGCCATAACAATGTCTGTATATGCACCTACAGTTGTTGGTGTTGACCCTCCTGCTCCTCCAGAGTGGGCAGAGTCTATTCCATATGATTCTTATGATGCTGGTTGGATGGATATTGATATGAGTTCGGATGGAACTAAGATAGCTGTTGGTGGGTCAAGCAATGGTAAGCGGCTTGAGTATTCTTCTGACAGCGGAGCAACGTTCACAGATATTAGCCCAATAGCTGACAGAGAGTATGCGTGCGTTAATATCAGCTCAGATGGAACAAAGATATTCACAAGCACTAGAACGTACACGGATCAGCTTCAGATTTCTACGAATAGCGGTGCATCCTTTACTGGTGTCGGTCCTGGTACCGGCATTGACTGGTCAACAACAATGAGCTCTGATGGCTCAACGCTTGTAGCAGCCGGTTATAACAACAGGCTCTATACATCTACGAACAATGGTTCTTCTTGGACTGAGAGACAGCCTGAAGGAGCCGTTAATAAACATTGGCGAAAACCTGCTATAAGTAGCGATGGTCAGACAATACTTGTCGGACAGCAAACGACGCTTGGTAAGCTTTGGCTATCTACAAACGGTGGAACATCTTGGGCAGAAACAGTTCCTGTAGGGACAACTAACAGCTACATATACAGCTGGATGTCTCCAGACGGGAGTGTTCTTATATCACAGATTAGTATAAGTGGAATAGGCACTAGACAATACATATCCTCCAACGGAGGGTCTACGTGGTCTGAGACAACACCTCAAGGAGTAGGTGAGAATCCCCAGACGTACACTGGTACGAGTGCATTTGACTTTAATACGGATGGAACTCTTATTTACGCTGCATGTATGAGTTCAACCACCCAAACATTACAGACCTCAACAAATTATGGTGTTAGCTGGACAGACTTAGACCCTGTTGGATCACCTTTCCGTATTAACGGAGTTGCTGCAAGTACGGATGGAACCAAGATAATAATTGGATCGCCATATGCAACTGGTGATTTTAATGGAGGGTATGTTTCCTCAGACAGTGGTTCAACGTTTACCCGAGCACCAGCCTTACAGAGGTTCAATCAAGATTGGGCTGATGTTACGATTAGCGCTGATGGTAGTACGATGATAGTCAGCTCGTACGACATTCTTAATATCTCAACAGATGGAGGAAGCAACTGGACTGAAACCAATCCACCTAATCTTTCTGGTGGTGATTGGTTCTGTCAGGCAATGAGCTCAGACGCCGGAGTAATGTATGTCAGCGGATATGGAACTCGTGTATGGAAGTCCACGAATGGTGGAACAAGCTGGACAGAGATACGTCCGGACGGAGACAGGGATGGAGATTGGCCTTCACTCAGGACAAGCTCTGATGGTAGCGTTGTTCTCGTAGGCGAGGAAGGTGGAAGGCTTTGGTTGTCTTCCAATGGCGGAACCTCGTTCTCTGAGTTAACACCGGCTGGCTCTGTTAATGCGGACTGGTATGGTCTTGCTTTGAGCGATGACGGGCAGTCTATCCTTGCCGGTGGTTGGGGTATGAGATTGTGGTACTCTAGCAATCAGGGATCGTCCTTCGTTGAGACGCGTCCAGCTGGAGACGTGGACAGCGATTGGGTATCTCCAATGCTGAGCGCTGATGGTGGCGTTATGACTGTTGGTGATTATGAAAGAGTGTATAAGTCAACCAATGGAACAAGCTGGACTGAGATGCAACCACAGGGAGCTGTAACAGACTCCTGGGATGCGTGTGCTATAAGCGGAGATGGTCAGACTATGATCTGCTCTGGTGACGGAAATCCAGGACTGTGGGTGTCTACTGACGAAGGTGCGACCTGGGCAGAGAACTCTCCAAACAACTTAACGGAGGGTGCGTTCTATTCTGTTGATGTCAGCGATGGTGGCATTATCATAAATGGACGATGGGATGGAAGACTAGAGATATACTCTTAACATTAAAGGAGATGAAATGACATTTTACATACCAGAAACAGTAGTACTTAATGGCGGAGGAGGAGGGGCTGCTCATGTTGCTGCGACGCTACATGCTCCAACTCTAGGAATAATATCTAACCCAACGGTTCATCACATTATGATCCCTAGCCAGCTTACTATTCTGAACCCGATATACGTTCTTACATATGACAGTCCTTCTAGCCTTGCAAGTTCTATGATGTTAGAGACTCCTTACGTGGACATATATGAGGT